GGCTTGGCGGCCAGAGTATCATCCAGGCGCTGCACGTAATTTAGGTTGGTGGAGAGCTCGCACCGCAGGCCGCGGCGCTTCACGGCCGCGATGCACTCCGGCAAGCGCGGATGCAGGAACGGCTCAGAGTTGCCGTAGAGGAAAACGATCGCTTTGGGGTTCTCGGCCGCGATCTTGTCTATGCACGCCTCCATGAGCTCAGGCTCCATGATCCCGGTCTGATGCTCGTAACCCGTTCCCTGATTGCCTTTGGTGCAGGTCGGGCATTTGAGATTACAGGCGGAATTGATCTCGAGGAAGTAGCGCCAGGATTTCATCGCCGCCTCTTTAGCGCTGATTGCGCCGCCACCTTCCACGAGCGGCCGGGTCGATTCGTCGTAATCCCTGATCAGTTCTGGAGTCATCGGGAATTATAGCACGCTCAATGACTGATCGGGCCTGGGTGATAGTCTTTGATCGTGGGCAACTTTGGCCCGTTGCCTATGTAAACCTCAGCTTCGTAACGGCTCTCGGCACTGCCAAGCCCTGAGGTTTTGATCCGCTCACGGAGCATGATGCTCGGAAGCGTGCGCAGGTAGCTCGCTCGAGCCCACCAGAAGGTACCGGCAAAATAGTGCTGGCTGTGATCCCAACCTTGCCCGGTCATCCAGTGGCACCCAACTGCTTCATGAGTGGCGAGGTCCGAGACGCACTGCCGCCAGTTATCGATGCAATGGCGCATCATGCACTGCATCCATTTCTGATCGAACTGTCCGTACTCGGTAGAGCCATCGTGCGAGCTCGATTTCGCATGGAAGTAAAGAATGTCCGCCTCGCCAGGATGATCTCTGAGCCAATGCTCGAGGAGCAGGAGCGTAGGGTTTTCGCATTTGGAATTGAGCCCGTGTAAAACGATCTTTGCCTCGCGAGGCATCAGGAGGTTTGCAACATCCATGCTCTCGATTCCTCCGTTCAGACCAACGATCATTTCGGAAGCGGCCGCGGAGAGTCCGCTTTCCATGAGGCGGCGCATCTGATCCTCAACTACGGCATATGCAGACGCGAGTAGATCCGGAGGCTCTCCGGTGAACAGGTAACAGTGATAGAAAATAACGATGGGTTTCATGCGTCCTTGAAAAGGATGAAGATTTTGTTTCTCCGCTCGTTAGAGATTGCGTTCCCTTTGAAGAAAAGCGTGTTGCTGGCATCGACGTGATCGATCTTGAGCTTGAAAAGTCGGCAGGCAATCGCAATGGATTGAACCACATGCACCGCCTCTTCAGTGCGTAATATTTGATCAACGCAGCAAAGCATCCCGTTTGCTGCCATATCGAACTGATCAAACTTTGAGAGAAAACCCTTCACGGCATTTGGCCGCCTCCCCCTTCGTAAAGGTTCGCTACAGGCGCGCTTCAGATTGCTCTTCATCCAATCCAGAAGCTGATCGCACCGGATTGAGGAAATTGGCTCTGCAGTTGGTTTCATGAGTAAGGGTAGTAAGGAGGGCAGCTATTTTTATCGCCGCTCAAAAGTGCGTGCTGGTCGCCTTGGTGAAACCCGCCCGGTATTGCGTCCCAGGGCCAATCATGCTCACCAGTCCACGTCACGATGATCGCCCGGTGACCTTGGCCCTTAAACCACGAGGTGAGGCACATTGGCCCATGCTCTGCCGGGTAACGATGTTCCGGCCGGGTAACTCGCATCGGGTAGAGGTTCATCATCATCGGCGAGGTGAAAAACCCAGTTGTGCGGATGTGCGGCGCGACTCCGAAACGCGAATCGCCATCATTGCCCATGCACCCGTAAAGGTGATGGGGACCGTGCGTCACGAAAGCTTCTGCCATGCGCTTGAGCCAGCCCTCGCCTCGGAGGTAAGCGTTGTTTCCGAAGAAGACCATCATATCGCAGGGCACAGATTGTGCAGCAGCTTGGAAGGCGCTTATATCGTAAGCCCTGTTGTCATGCTCAAACCAGTCCACCTCATGATCGCAGGCTTGAGCTAAGCTCCGCATCTCAACCGATGGAGGTCCACCGTTAGATATGAATAAGAGCTGATGATCAATGCCTGGAGGATTGAGATTGTAGGTCGCTATAAACCTTTCGGCAGCGTCAATGAAGTGCCCTCCGAAAATTGGAAAGACGTACACTACGGTGATTTTCATATTGAGGATTTTCTTCTTTTCTTCCACCCGATTACGTGCGACTCGAAGCTGCGATTTCCACTCGGCCGCTTTCCTTCAAAAAGAGCATTCTCAACGGTCCACCCTCGATCGATCCTGTCCGTGATCAGTTTGTGGCTGACATTTAGTATTCGCGCCCACTCCGCCAGGATCATCTTCTTGCCGTCTGCCTCTAAGAATCGATTGCGGGACGTATGGGCCATTTGCTCTGATTGAGTTGCCCATTTGCAATTCTCTGGAGAGTAATCACCGTCCCGGTCTTTTCGATCAATGGTGTGTTTCCGGCTTGGCTTTGGTCCCATATCCCTTGCGAAGGTTTTGAAATCTTCCCAATCGGAGCAAATCTCAATTCCCCTGCCCCCATAGAGCGCGTAATCATGCCCGTTTGGATTGTTGCACCGATTCCGCATCCCTTTCCAAGTTGCATAGAGTGGATGCTTCCTGTTGGCGTTTGGGTTTGGTTTCGGTCCGGTCTTCATAAAATTATCGGTAAGGGCGATCGGCCCAGGCTGCCCACTTGGCTTTCATATCCGGCTTGGCGGCGCGGTACCGGTCTGTGTGTGAGCAGTAGGCCAAACAGTTGCTCTGATCTCCGCGCCAAAGAATGTTCTCGGGCAAGCGCCAGTGTTCCGGCTGCCAAGCGCCGTTCCACGTCACGAGCCGGGCGGCCATGCCGCGGCGGTGCATCCGCATCCAGAGGGAATCTGCACCGTGCTCGAACTGGTAGCGCTCATGCCGATTCCGAGGCTTTGGGTAGCTCGCGAGTGATTCGCCTTCGCAGGCGAAACAAGTTGTGTTGAGGTGAGGTCGCACGAGGTTGCTCGCGAACGGGCCATAGATGCCGGGTCCGTGATCGTGCCAAGCGTCATGGATGCGAGCGAGCCAGCCCGGCCGATGAAAATAAACCGTCTCGCCGCAGCACATGAGGAGATCCGGTTTGAATTGTTTGGCAACGTCCATAAATGCGCCGATATCCCAAGAGGGATCATTATCTCGGATCAGGAAAGTGGCGTTGAGAGGGAGGAAGAGGCACCGGGTTTCCAGTGGAAGATGATCGCCGTTGCAGACAACGATCAGTTTGTTGGTAGAGCCTGGGGAGTTGGCGAGAAAACTACCAACGAAACGAGCGCAATACTCGTGCGTTAACGGTCCGCCTGCAACGGCGATGTAAGCAATCAATATCACGCTTCAGAGAGGATCCAGCAGCCAGGATCCAGCTCTGCGCGTTGCTCCGGCTTGAGCCGTTTATGAATGAGCGCGATCGGAGTGTGTACTTTCAACTGCAACGGGCAAAGGCACGCTTGGCAGGTTGAAAGCTCGGGATCTTTGGTTGTGCTGAGGTTGAGATCATGCAAGCGCTTGAGCCGCTCTTTGATCCGGTTTGCTGCGGGTACCGTGAAAATGTCCGTGAGCGCTTTTCCTTTTTGATTCTGAGGGCATATGGCGCAGACGGTAGCGCGTGCCTCTGCTTTCTCGATAGGTACCGGTGGCAACCCGCTCTCTTCCCATTCCATGAGGAGCGCCGCTCCGGCCGCGATCTTCTTCACGGCAGAGATCGCCGACTTCACCGGAGCCGAAAGGAGCGGCGCGCTTTCCGGTGGCGGCATCGGAGGCTGTATGTGCGCGGGGATACCCAGGCGCATCCGGTTATACGATTCCAGCTCGTTGCCGACAATGGCGGGATCCACGGAGAGCCGATGCTGGATCAGGATCGCCGGGTTGTCGCGGCGCATTTTGATGATGTGGTTTACCTGCTGGTCGAAGGTGTTGCCTTTGGGGTTGGGCGCGTGCCAACTGGTTTGACTCTGATAATACTGCCAACCTCCGGCCGGGAATGTGGTGCGCGAAAACTCAGGTTTCATTTTGTGGTTAGTGGCCGCAGCAACTTGCGGCGAGGTTTATGGATATCGGTGCCCCTGGTGAGGAGCCCGAGGCGGTTAGGGGGGTGAGTCCTAAACGTTGGCGCGTGTACGCCTCGAGCTCGTCACCAACGGCCGCGATGGAGGTGGCGAGATTATGCTGTGCGGTGATCGCCGGGTTCTGTAATCGATGCTTCACGATGAGGATCACAGTCTGATCGAAAGTGGAAGAGATCGGAGTTGGCGCGCTCCAATTCGTTTGGGGTTGGAAAAACTGCCACCCGCCAGAGGGGAAGCTGTGCCGATCAAACGTGCTTGAGCTCATGCTTAGCTAAAAATTTCTTCCGGTTGTCTATTTCCTGATCCAGCCAGTGCTCAGGATTTTCCTCTGCTTGCACATTTTCCTTGAGGAGCGCAATCAAAAAGCCTTCGCGGCGTGCGCCTTCCACGGCGATCACGTAAGAGTCTCCCATATCAGGGCTCTCGCTCGTGCGCTTTTTCATATCCTCTTTGGTTTCCACCTCGATCCGCTGCCGGGCAACGAATTTCCAGATCCGCCTCCGCAGTTCCATCACGAGCTCTTTGGTGAGGTTGCGCGCCTGTTTTCCGATCATCAGGTAGTAGACCGTAAACCAGAGTTCGGTAACGAATTTGGAGTAGTGCTCATCACACCGCTTGAGCCGTTTGGCTCCGGTCTGTTCATCGGTGACAAACTCATCCTGGCTCACCGGGCGCTTGGTCGCTGGTCCGCCAAAGTCCACAACGTTAACCTCTGAGGACCACACTTCCGCGAGCGCGATCGCCAGGGTTGAGCGACCGTCGAAGTAGAATTTCTTTGGCGGGATGCCGTAGCCTTCACAGTAGTTTTTGCAGAACCGTGCGATCTGAATATCGGCGCGCTCCAGATTGTTAACGAGGCTTATGGGGACGTTCACTTGCGCCTTGAGCTCGATCACGTTCCTGCCTTCCACGTCCAGCCCGTAGCGGATATGGGTGAGGATGCACCGATCGCCGCCCTCCCCGCCGTACGCTGCGTCCAGGGAAACAATGTCCTCGAGATCCGCTCCCTCCCAAACTACGGAGGCGTAAGCGCCGCACTGATCGGGAAGTGAATGCGGGATCACTCGGAACTTTTCCGCGCCTGGGAGCGGTTTGCCTACGCATTGCTGCCAGTAAAGGGGATGGTCCGGACCGTGCAACTTGAGCACGGCATCATGCTTTTTATACGAGATGAGGTAAGGAAATCGAATCGGACCCTCTTTCGGATAATCCATGTTGGGCGAGTCGCGGCCGTCAAAAGCGATCACCCAAGCATTATAGAAAGAGCTTTCCCATTCCTGGGTTTTGCCGTTGTCCTTCCACGTCTCCCAACCGAGGGGAGGTTTGGCGGCGATGCAGAGCGGGTCATCAAGGTCCGTTGGGTTACCGTCCAGAATTGCCTCAAAAGCTTTACCGAACCAGTTGGCGTAAGCATTGAGAAAAGTTGGGTGCATGAAGGAGACTTCATCCCCGAAATGCCCGAGGCGGCCGCCCTTGGGAGGTTTGATGCCAGCGTAAGCGCCCATGCCTACCCACGCTCCGCCTTTCTTGCAGGGAATGAAAATTATCCCCCTGGTGAGTGTGCGCCCCTCACGGCCGCCTTCGGAGATATTATCCGGCGTGATGCAGTATTTGCTCTCGAGGACCACGCCCGGCAGCCAGGGAAAGCGCTCGCGTGCCCGGTTGAAGAGCCCTTTAATCGCACCCCAATTCCGGAGCTCTGCGCCACGCGCTTCCGTGCTGGAGATCATCCAGAGCGTGTTATAGGGCAGCACCCACCAGTTGCAGAGGACGTACTTCGAGCTCAGGTAAGTCTTATTGGAATCGCCGGAGCCCATCATTACCACGATATCCTTCTCCGTCTTGCGCTTGAGCCCGAGGTCGCTCCAGCGATGGTGATCATCCTCCGGCCAAAGGAGCGTGAACATGCGGCGATAATGATGGAAGAGCCCCTCACCGTAGACCTTGCCGTTTCGCTCCAGCTTGCCGCGAGCGCGGATCATATCGATCTCAACGTTGAGCTCGGAATAATTCTCCGGCCAGGATAATCCGTAAGCGATCATTTTAGAGTTGCACCGCGTGTCATCATTGTGCTACATCGTGTCGCATGGCAAGAACTAAAACCATGGTGAGGCTTGAAAAGGACACCCTTACAATTCTAAAATCCATACGGAAAAGGTCTAATTGTCCATGGACGCTCAGCTTTGCCGCTCTGGTAAATATGATCATCCGTGCCCATGGACCGACTTACTTTATTAACATCACGCCACCGATCAAGAAGTGAAAGAGAAATTCCCGAGAGAGAAAGCGCTCAAGGTGGCAGATGAGATTTACAAGCTCCTGCTGCCGTACTGCGAACGGCTGAAGGTCGCCGGGTCGCTCCGGCGCGGTCTGAGTCACGTCTCCGATATCGAGTTTCTGGCGATCCCTCAGTATTACAAAATCCCGGTCACCCTATTTGGCGATGAAACAAAAGTGGATCTCGTAGATGAGCAGCTCAACAAATGGATCACGGCCGGATACATCAGCAAGCGCCTGAGCGTGCGCGATACCGAGTGTTGGGGACCGTTCAACAAACTCGCCGTTCACACTGACTCAGGCATCCCGGTAGATTTCTTTAGCACGAGCCCTGAGAAATGGTGGAACGCGCTCGTAGTTCGCACCGGGGGCAAGCGCTCGAATCTGGCGCTCACCATGGCCGCGAATAAAAAGGGGTACTCGTTCGAGGCTTACGGCTCCGGCTTTCACAAGCTGACCGATCACTCAAAGCGGGTAGAGATGGGGAGCGAGAAAGAGATTTTTGATTTTGTCGGCCTGCCGTATTGGCCGCCAAATCGCAGGAAGTAAACCTCCAAC